GTTGCTGATCCGGCGCAGGCGAACGCCCTTGCCTCCGTATCTAACGTGTTCCGTATCGGTAACGTCAAGGCACAGTACGGCAACGTGAACACACCGCTCGAAGACCTTGGCTTCGACGAGGAACTGGCGATGTGTCAGCGGTACTACGAGAAGTCGTATGATCCGTGGGTTGCTCCCGGCACAGTAACCGCGAATGGTTGCTCGTGGATGTTCGGGTCTGGTTTTACTGCTGCTGCGTATACTGTAGGGCAGGATGTCCAGTTCCGGGTTGAGAAGCGGGCGTCTCCGAACTTCGCTGCGTACTCGTCTGACGGAACAGGTGGTGTCGCCTACGACGTAAACGGAGCGACTAACGTGACCCCGACGATCATTGAATACAACACCACGCGGTTCGCATGGTACTGTACTAACAGCGGTTCGTTCGGCGGGTGGCAGTTCAAGATGCACTGGGTAGCAGACGCGGAGATTTAGGAGTAAGATATGAGCAGACCACAATCAGCAGCACGTTTCGCGTGGCTCGACTTGCTCGGCTCCGCCAACTCATGGACCGCTGGGCAGACGTTCAGTGCCAATCACACGTACCTCAACCCGGCAGCGAGCAACAACGCCAACCTGTGGTTCCAAGAAGGCGGCACTAACAAGGGCGTCATCTACCATGAGGCGACCTTGCACCAGCTTCGGCTGCGCAAGTACCTCGACAGCGACGGTGTGACTGTTCTCGGCGAGATGTACTTCGACGACACTGGCAACATCAACTTTGCCCCGGCGTCTGGTCAGAAGCTCATATCGACCGGGCAGTTCCTGCAGTTCGATAACACCGGCACGCAGATTCGTATGGCGAATCAGAACTCCGTAATGGTGTTGTCTGGAGGCAACGACTGGACATCGGCCAATGGATACCTCTCGATGTATGGTCCGAGCCACGCGACTCAGGCTGGCAACATCATAATCGTTCCGGGTGCGTCAACGGGAGAGGTGTCCATCTACAACGGATCAACGGCTAAAGTACTGGAGACAGTCACGGGTGGAGTACAGGTCACCGGCACGTTCTACATCAATGGTGCATCTGCACAGGTGAACTCGGCTGTAAACCAAACGCCGCACGTGTATCTCTACGAGAACGGCAACCAGAAGATTGACCTCTACCACGACTATTCATCGCACAGTGGTGTCCTGCGTAAGCGTGTCGATTCGACCCCGGCTAACACAGCCTGTCAGCTCATCCTGTATGACAACGGCGGTGTCAGCCTGAATGATGCGATTAACACCGTGTCGTTCCTTGTGGGTGCTGCCTCTGGTAACTACTACCAGTGTGCCGGTGAGGAACAGCAGTCCTTCTCTGGTCGCGTAACGTCCGGTGGCACGGCTGAGCGCCTGCCGTCTGGCTGGACCGCTGCCCGCTTGGGCGTGGGACAGTACCGGGTCACACACAACCTTGGCACGTCTGCGTTCGTTGTGGTGGCCTGCCAGCGTGGTACTGCTGGTGATGGTGCTGCGGTTGTGTACACCTACTCAAGCACCACGTTCGACATCTACACCTATGCGGCTGGTGGTGGTGCCGCTGACCGCTACTTCCACTTCATCATGCAGATGAACTAATAGGAGCCTCGATGACTTACCTCGACATTGTAAACAAGGTGCTGCGCAGGCTGCGAGAGGATACCGTCGCTGCTGTGAACGAGACGGACTACTCGCAGCTGATCGGGGACTTCGTGCAGCAGGCGCTAAGCGAGGTCGAGGATGCGTGGGACTGGAACGTGCTGCGCACGACCATTCAGGTGACGACTGGTGCTGACGACTTCAGCTACTCGCTGGCGTCGGCTGGCACTTCGTTCCGGGTCTTCGATGTACACGAGGATACGCTGGACTACGACCTGACAAAGGCCGGCTACCGCCAGATGAACCACTGGTTGCTGGACGACAACGCCCCAACAGCACAGCCACAGTACTACGACTTCAACGGCAAGGACAGTAACGGGGACCCGGTGGTGAACTTCTACCCGATCCCCGATGGGGTGTACAAGGTCAACTTCAACATGAAGATCAAGACCGACCTGCAGTCCGACTCGACGGGAGCTACTGAGATCGGTGTCCCGTGGTTGCCAGTCCAGCTGAAAGCGCTGGCGCTGGCGATCGACGAGCGCGGGGACGATCAGGGCTTGAGTCTGGAGTACCTTGAGACGCAGTACGCATCCGCTCTGGCTAACGCCGTGAGCTACGACATGGCGCTCCACGCCGACGAGACTATCTGGGAGGTCGAGTAATGAAGCCGCTTGCCCCGTTTCCGTTTAACACACCGGGTGTGGCCGGGCTGAACAAGCAAGGACAGACAGCGATCCTTGGCCCCGAGTGGGCAACGAAAGCCCTCAATCTGGTAATCGACGATCGGGGCAGGCTGGCAAACCGACGTGGCTACAAGCACGTCGCAAACGTGAAGACCGCCCTCGGCGGGCGCACGATCGAGAAGACATTCGTTGGGATCAACAATGCTGGAACGCGGACGGTCTACTGCAGCGACACGAGTGGCCGACTGTATGAACTGAGCAGCGGCACGTGGGTCGATCGCACAGGTGCGGTCACGCTGCCGGGCAACGGGAACTGGCAGTTCGTGAACTTCAACGGCAAGGTGATTGCGTGGCACGAAGACGGGCGGCAGGTAGTGCAGTCCGCCGTCGGCGCTAACTTCGCCAACATCGTCGCGTCAGCAGGTTCCGTGCCACAAGGCAAGGCCGTCCTGTCCGCCTTCGGCCGGCTGTGGGTGGTGACCGACACGACATTGACTTGCAGCGCCCTGCTTGACGAGACGAACTGGCTGCTGTCGGGTAGTGCTCCAAGAGGATACCAGTTCCTCCTGCGGTACACGTGGCCCAAGGGTGCGGATACCGCCACGGGCCTCAGTGAGTTCAACGGTAGGCTGGCAGTCTTCGGGACGGAGAGCGTCATAATCTACGACAACCCGTGGGATGCACCGAACATGGTGTTCCTCGACTCGATCCAGAACGTGGGTGCGGTGAACCGCGACACGATCCAAGTGGCCGGGTCCGACATCATCTTCTTGTCGCGCTCCGGTGTCCAGTCGCTCGGGCGCGTGGTGCAAGAGAAGTCCAACCCGCTCACCGATCTGGTGCCACAGGTGCGTGACTACATCGCTACCGAGTACAATGGCTCGATCGCCGCGACTGTTGAGAGCGCATACGCCACCAGCCTCGGGCTGTACGTGCTTGTTCTTAAGAACACTACTATCGTGGTGGACACGAAGCAGCGCCTTCCAGATGGAAGCTGGCGCGTGACCGAGTGGGACAACATGGGAGCAGTGTCGAACGACGGGTATGGCGGATTGTACGTTAGCCACGGTGACGAACTGTCGCAGTACACCGGAGTCTTGGATGGTGTGAGCTACGGCGGGACGGGCGGGACCAGCATAGTCGGAGACTACGAGGGTGGCTGGCAGGATTGGGAAGCGGTTGCGCAGGGTGTGAGTTCGCTGAACAAGTACCTGAAGCGCGTCAAGCTGTTCGTCGCGGGCGGCGGCTCTGGCACGCTGACGCTGAAGTGGTACTTCAACTACGGCGAGACAGCAACGACACGCTCGCTGGCGCTGCCGGCCCCGCCGGATGCTGCGAAGTATGCCATCGCACAGTACGCGATCGACAAGTACGGCACGTCGCTGGACATCACGGAACTGAGCAAGCCCGGTGCCAAGGGTGGCCGCGTCATTAAGGTCGGCGCGAAGATCACCGGAGCGACAACGAGCTATGCGATCAACCAGATGACACTATACGCGACCGTCGGCAAGCAGTCGCACTAGGAGACACGATGAGCGATTATACAAACACCTTCGGAGGTGCGGCCAAGGACGCGGCTAACTCCACGATCCTTGGGTCGGAGCTTGACACGGAGTTGAACAACGTCCAGAACATGAGCACCACCAAGGCGAACAAGGTGGCGGGTGCAACGACCGACAACCTTGGGAAGCTGACAGGCACGGGTGACATCGCTGATTCGGGCTTGAAGACCAGCAAGACCCCGCAGGTGGACGCGGTGGTTACGTTCGAGAAGACGGTCAAGTTCTCCTCGGTGATTGACACCGGCACTGGCGGTAGCTACACGTTCAACTGGACGCTCGGCAACAAGCAGAAGCGCACCCTGAACGCGAACGCCACGTTCACCTTCACGACTCCGGGTGGGCCATGCAACTTGGTGCTGCAGATATACAACTCGGGTGCGTCACGAACGATCACGTGGCCGGGCACCGTTAAGTGGGCAGACGCAGTAACTCCCACGCCTTCGGGTTCGGGCAAGACTGACATCTACGCCTTCTACTTCGACGGCACCAACTACTACGGAGCAGCTTCGCTGAACTACTCGTAATGGCATCCTCCAAGAACCTAACGCTGACAACGGGGGTATGCTACCACCACAACCTATTGCCGGTCGCCGGGGGTCCCTCGGTGATCCGCGATGCGTCGGTGGCTACCCATGTATTCACATCGACATCGGTACGCAGTGACTTTGGCACGTACAATGCGATTCCGACGGACTACTACCAAGGCAACGAGCCGATCATTAGCGCGGACATTGCCAATGACCTCGGGTCCGGTTCGACGATACTGACTGCCACGCTTGACTTCGACTGGACGATGACCGTCAACGACGCTGCGGGTGGTCCGACGGTGCCAACAACGGTGCTGTCGTACCTGTGGGAAGCGAACGTGCATCAGCTCACACCCAGCGTGAACCACTGGCGACAGCCGTCGATCGGGATGT